ACTTCTTACGAGCGCCAATAAACTCGATAATAGAGTTCAGGCTTATATTCATTTCAGCCATGTCGCGTAATAGTCCTAGCATTTGCGAATGGGTTAATTTTCCATGTCGGACATAGGTGCGTTCTTCTTGCGTTAATCCGCCCCACATTCCGTATTTTTCATTGCCCATCGCATAACTTAGGCAATCGCGTCGAATCACACAGCGACCACACATCGCCCGAACGCTTCGCATATTCAATCCGCGCTCTGCTAATTCGTCTCGATGCGCGTAGAATAACTCTGTATCAGCATTACGACATTCCGCATATTCCCAAGATACGTCGGCGTAATTATTTGTTTGTGGCTGATTCATTTTTATAATCGTTCGAGTAATAACTACGCGTCGCGTCATCATGGCCGGAAGTGTAGCCCCATAGTGCGCCAGCTAGGAATGCTAAGCCACCGAAGATAAGGCAGAAAATAATCTGCCCTGTATTCATATCTAGATCTACCATTATTTGCCCCTGTCTGGATTTCCTGGTGAAATCCGTTATTCACAGGGTAAGCCACAGGCTGTGGGCTAGTCAAGCATTTAGCCCCAGGTTTTTTTATCCCAGGTGAATGACCCATCGGGTCGCATGATGATAGAAATAGGGTTTACGAGGCTTCCTGAGACTTCAAGCATTCCGAAACCCATCTGCCAATTAGGGGCATTTAACGGGCGTGTGTAGGCCGCTTTGCGTACAGCCATAAGGTGTCCTGCCTCAAATCCGAATAGTGGCTGTAATCGCCCGCTGAGGCCTGTAGAGCGCCATATAATGCCCTGTCTGTGAGTATGCCCGCAGACTACGTTTTTACCCATTCGCTCGACCAGTTTGGCCGCTGTGCCTCCGGCGTATTGAACCAGGTTTGCCTCGTCGCCATGAGCCAGGATTGTATTAGGGGCTATAAGCCCTGGTTGCTCGTGCCAGGTAATACCTAAATCTTTGATGCCGATTAGCTCTGTGTATTTCAGGCCTTTGAGGGTTGCCAGCGCTGGGGCGTTACGCTCGATGTATCGGTCGAATCTGTCTGTGTGATTGGATCTAACAAGGTGAATCTTTTTATCGTCGCCTAGAGCTTTCCGAATAGACGCGAGAACGCTACGAGTTGCGTCAAGGTCTGACTGTAGTTTGACGGAATATTCGCCTCGACTGTTTGCTTCCCATTTTGAGAGCATGGGCAAGTCTGCTTCGTCTCCGACGATTGCGACGGCATCTGGCTTGATGGCCTTAATAAAAGCAATAACATTAGCGGTAGCTTTTGGATGATTATATGGAATCTGGAGGTCTGGAACGATAACAAGTCTAATCGTAATCTTCCATTTCGTCAGGAACATCTTCCCATAAATCATCATCTTCTTCATCATCATCTTCATCTTCTTCAATAATGACTTGCCCTGGAAATGTCCACTCTGGCATTTGATTTAATACTAAATCGAAAGATTCTTTGCGCGTAAATCCTGCTTTGAGATATGCCTGAAGTAATCGCTGCGCTTCGACAGCCATCGTTAGCATCGGCGTTAAGGGTTCGGACATGAGAACGAAATCTTCTTTAGGTGTCTGGTCATCCATGCTGAACCCCTTACGCTGATACTAGGATAGCGTCTTGTTGAGAAGTATTTTGTAAATGTCGTCCACACGCTGCTCTAGGCGCGTTACTTGGTCTTTCATGCTTGACCCAGAGTTAGGACGTAGTTCAGCCAGGTAATGCTTAACCAGGAATTGAACGATGCCGGTAATACCGCCAAGCGCTGTAAAGGCTACGGCAATAACGGCTATCCAATCCCCGACGCTCATGCCTTCTTTTTCCCGTTAGCGCCAGATAAGCCCATCGCTACGATGCTAGAGAGAATGGCTCGATAATCTAAATCAAAGTTTGTTGCTTGCCAGGTAACCAGAAATCCGGTTATGCCCATCATGATTTGCTTGCTGTCTAGTTTCATTTCTTTAGGCTCTCTACTAGGAATGGTTTTCCGTCAGTATCGCCCGATGGTGTAAAGCTGATATGAATATGGTGTGCGTGTGGGTTGCCTTTGTAGGTGCGCCACTTCCAGCCCATCCGAGGGCTAGCGATTTTGCCATGATGGATGATGTAGGAAATACGCTTTTCGCCAGCTTTAGCAGCTAGGCGCAGTTCTTCGGCTAAATCCCAGGACGCGTCTTTGTACTTAGGCGTTAGGTCTGCGTCCACGTCAATAGCGCGCACCATGCCAGTCGCGTCAGGGTTATGATCTGACGGCCTTGCTTGATGGCGTGTGTCGCCTATCCATCCATCGCTTGATTTATCGCGCTTGGGATAAGTCGCGTTAATCTGTAAACGTAGCTTTTGGGCAGCCTTAGATAGTTTCGGGGTCGTAATCTTCCCAGGTCGGGATTTGTTCATTTACGCAGTTTCCCGTCAGTCTAGAGGGCAGCAATTTCTTCTTCGGTTAATCCGAGGTCAATGAGTTTGGAAAGAGCAGATTGCCGAATTACTGTTTTTGATGTTTGCTCTTCTATTTCTAAAATAGATTGCGTCAAATCTTTTTGATGCTGTTTTAATTCCTGATCGGTAAATGGCCGATCTGTAATTTCATTAGTTTCTACATCCACTATCCGGTGAATTAATTGGCTCATTTATGCTCCATAAACATATAGGGTACCATTGTCGAAATTTCCTGAAGAGCTTATAACGGATACTGAAGTAACAGCTGAAGTACCAGTATAAGTCGCGTTAATTTGCTGGGAAAAATAGCTGGTACCATTTGTATAGGTACAAATATCTCCAAATTTTAACCCAGTATTATTTGTGCCATAGAAAAAAGCTATCGCGGATAATTGATTTGTAGCGCTAGAACCCGTAGTTCCTAATCCGATAGCGTTGCTACCATTAAAAGTATCCCACGTGCCATCATTATTTGTTGTCGAGCTAAAATATCTACCTACAGTTGTATATTTAGCGGTCGAATCGCTATTAAAACGAATTAAAATAGAAGAAGCAGCATTAACGGAAGAGCTATCAGCAATAACTAATACTAATGAATTTTTACCTGATACGTTTACAGTTATGGTAGCGGCGCCAGTTAGCGCTGTTCCGCCGGTGTTTATCAATTGATAATTTGGGCTCCAACCGGCCGGTGTTGCCCATTTAAGACCAGTCGCAGTAGTCGAATCTGCGGTTAATACTGTGTCGTTTGCGCCAACAGCTAAACGAGCGAAAGCATCTGCGCCAGTTCCAGCAACTAAATCGCCTTTCGCGTCAATAGCTGTTGCCATGCTGTTAGTAATAGTTACATCACCTGAAGAACCTCCGCCTGAAATACCTGTTCCTGCGGTTACGGCGGTAATATCTCCACCATTTGTCCATGTGTAATCTAAATCTGTGTTAGACGCTTTAGCTAATACTTGTCCAGTAGTGCCACCTTTTAAATCTACGAATGACGTATCTATCGAATTACCGAGCGTACGCATCGCAGCTGCGCCATCTTTAACCAGGTCGGTATCGTCAGGGGTTTCCCAGCCGAAATTGGTAGTCGTTGCCATTCGTTCTCCTTTAGGCGACTATCGTCGCGTTTAGCCAGTCTAGTGTACCGGATAGGGTGTTCCATCTCTCAGTATTAGGCACAGAATTCCAGCGGAAGGCCTGAAGCGAGAAGGAAATTGGGCTAAGTAAAATTGTAAGGTCGAGGGTGTTATATCCTGCGCGGAACGTCCAGCCTTCCACAAATCCCTGAAATTGGCTATCGTTCATATTGGCTGGTAAATCGAGAAGATCTACAGGCATCCCGATAAATACGTTAATCAGCGCATCTCGGTCTGCGTTGCTTATGTTGCCATTAACGAGAGGAAAGGTAATTGCATCTAAGCCAGGTCGAGGATAGGCGCGCAGTTGAATGTATTGCTCAGCTTGTGCTTCGGCATCGGCTTTGTGTTTTAGATAGGTGTTAATGGTCTGGCTGAGTGTGCCATATTGAGCGATAGACGCAGCGTCAGAATCCACGCTCTCATCGCTGAAATTATTGCCAGAAAATATCGTTACATAGTTTCGGACATCTCCGCCTTTAGTGTAAAGCCTAATACCTCGACCGATTGCGTCATTAGCGGATAATTCCACATAACCATTTGCGCTGAGATATTGCGCTCGATGTGTGGAATCTGCGTAACCAATTCGGCCTTCAGCATCTTCGTAGAGATAACCCAAGCCGCTCTGAGCAATATCACCGGCTAAGGTATAGACATCGGTCGGGGAAGCTGAACGAGCTATCATTTCGTAATCGCCAGGTTGATCTATTTCGCCTAATCCGGTGTTGAGAGCATTAGCCCACGTTTCAGTAGGCGTATAAGTTGCCCAAGTTGTCGTTGCTGGCGCTTGCGCCCAGGTCTGGAATAGTACGCCGGATAGCAGCGTATAGATTTGGTCGCCTTCGTAATCAGAAGCCAGAACGCCTTGAGTAGTGGCCTTAGGTAGCCTTGAGAGCGCCCCTAGAGCGGTTATGGTGATTACCTGAACCTGAGCGACGTTACCTAAATCCCTGACTTCCTGGACGATGTCGGAAATGAATCCACCGAATATCGGCTGGTAAGTATTGGTCGAATCTTTAACGCTAATGGTTATACCCTGATTTATTTCAGTAACCACAGAGCTTAGGTCTAGATTTATCAGTTCTACTTGGCAATAACCGGCTACCGGCTGGCGATAAATGTCTGTGCGACCTGAAGTAATAGTCAGGTTAGCCAGGGTTACATCGGTGTAATCGATGCTATTTATCGTTACTTTCCAGACAGGCGTGAACGCACTCATTAGAACGCCAGCGCTCCGGCTCCGAGTGTGCCTCGGCTTTGGCTGTTATTGAGTACGTTAATAATCGTCCGCGCTGTGCCTTCAGGATCTATTGCGCCGTTTACTGTGATGTAATTGGCCGAACCTGTACCCAGGCTGGAAGTTGTCGGGGCGCTCATGCTGGGAACGTCGAATGATGATTGACGCGCTCCAAATGGGTTGATGTTGCTAAGGAATTGTTTTGCTTGGCTACCAAATCGGACGATGTCGCGGAACCCGTCCACGATGCCTTGGATAGTTACGTTAATCACTTCAAGAACCTTAGCGGTTGCCTGGGCGACAGCATTAAGCGCTTTGAGCGCCTTTTCTAATCCGGCAACGGCTGAACCTTGTCCGCCAGTAGCAGTATCGAAGATGGCGAATAGTTCTGCGAATCGGCTGCCTACGCTGCGAATTGTTTTACCAAGTTCGTTAGCAATTTCCTCTGCGCTTGATAGGCGAGTGTTCATCTCGACAACGCGAGGGGATGTCTCACCGATTGCGGTACTTAGGCCGCCTTTACCAGTCAAGCCAGCGACGAAAGCATTAAAAGCCGGTACGCCTTCATTCAATAGGAAATTTGTTAGTTTGCCTAATTGTGGCAATAGGGCAGCGCCGATAGATTCTTTTGCCTCGTTTAATGCGATTTTGAGACGTTCAACCCGTCCTGCGTAAGTATTGGCAGCAACGTCCGCTTGTCCTGCGAAAGTCTTGCTAAGTGCTGCGATAGCGCCGTCAAAATCTTTACTCTTGATAATTCCATCGTCAATACCAGCGCCTAATCTTCTTAACGCGCCAAAATTGCCATCGTATGCTTTCGCCAGCGCTTCGGTTACTTGGGCTAATGATTTGCCAGTACCGGCGCTAATATCAAGCGCCAAGGTTTGTAATCTAATCGCTTCGTCGATGCTTTTAACGGATCGGAATAAACGCTCGAAACTTGGACGAAGTTCATCGTCGGTAACGCCTACTGCGACGGAAGTTTGATAGATATATTCTTCGACGCTTGCGATTTGTTGGTCGGTTGCGTTGGTTACGTTCTGAAGTGTGGCAGCAAGTTTAGCCTGGGCAGCTTCATCTTCTAACGCAGCTTTGACGCCATCAACGGCCATCTTTAGCGCTAGAGCGCCGATGGCAGCGGCAGCGAGCGCGGCAGCCTTACCGACTTTGGCAAAGCCAGCCTCTACCTTATCACCAAATGTCTGGGTTTCCTGGTTAGCCTTGTCCAGGCCTTTAATTAAATCAGCGGTCTCCGCAAGGATGGAAAGTTTTAAGGTACGACTACCGGCCATTATTTATCCCATTCTTTTAGAATCCGATTAAAAGATTCTTCCCATTTAGCAATCAACTCGCGCTGGTTTTCTGTCAGCGTTGGGTAAATAAAATAGCCTTGATTGCCTCGCCCTAATCTTGGGGTACGGCGTGGGAATTGCTTCCAGCGATTAGATCCGAATTCCATGCCAGGCCAAAGCTGTTGAGTTGTTGCTCCGCCCGAGTATTTCTGAGAAGCAAAGCCGAAAGATAATTCCCCTATCTTGGACGACTTAGCAACGCGAGCGCCTTCAGCAATACGTCGGGCAGAAGCTCCTGCGATTTGGCGTGTCTG